AAAGAGAACCTTAATGAACCCCTTGGAAAACAGAATCTCAATAATCTCCTTGAGCATCGGAACCAAGCCACTGTGGTGAAAAGCTATGCCACGCTCAACCAGTGATCTAATATGATGATACTGAGCTAACTTCTCAAGCTCACCCCTATGCCTTCTTAGCTGATAATTCCAAATATGGATTACTTCTGCCTTCTCAGATGATGTGATTAGAGTGCTCTCCACTTTCTGAGCATACTTCTCGCAGTCTTTCCTAGATAAGACAAAGAACAGGGCCGGCAGAAGTTGCTTTTTCTCAAGGGTAACGATGAGTGAATTCATCTGATGAAGGAAGCTGGTAGGCCGCGTCTTTCCCTCAATAGGTCCCTCCTGCCCTGCAGCCCTTGCGTCCTTTACTTTCTGCTGGAACTTATCATGAGCCTTCTCCTGACCAAGGCGCCATGCAAGCCATCCCTTATATACCTGGTCATCATAGATATTCTTGGCATCCATGAGAGTATGAAATTCATCCTTATACCAGATTGTGTGAGTCAGAGGCACAATACGATACTCGGTGCTAATCAAGTTAATCGGTCGCTGCTTCAAATCACCTAACCACTCAGCAAAGTATTCTGGATGATCCAGGGTTGCCGACAGCATAACCATCTTAACCTCTGGGGGCAAGAGGATCATGATTTCTTCCCAAATATGTCCTCGGTCCTTGTCATTGATATAGTGACACTCATCAAAGATCACTGCATCTAGTCCTTCAAGTGTTAGGCTTGCGGTAGGACCAATATCTTTGGTGGATGAGCCTTGCTTGAACAAGAGATTTCTGAGAATCTCAGTGGTCATAATAACTACGTCGGCATCAGGAGAGAATTTGATATCACCAGTCATGATCCCCACCTTCTCTTCTCCAAACTGTGCCTTGAGGTCATTGAACTTCTGGTTTGATAGAGACTTAATTGGAGTTGTATAGAAGACACGCATCCCCTTTCTCAGTGAATATGCAATCTGAACCTCACCGACTAGAGTCTTACCTGAACCAGTCTTGGCCGTTACCAAGACGTTTTCTTCATTGCAGATCGCCTTTAGTGCATGCTGTTGGAAAGGATCCAGGGGGAACTTGTAGTTGATTGGGGGGTCCTGGGGCATTTCCGTAGGCCCCTTTTGGACATCTGCAATCTTCAGAAAATCCATTGTGTAAGTATTTTAGCTAAATGCACTAGTTCAATTTTTCAACAACTAAATTTGATATTTATATTTAGAAGTATTAAAGCAATGGATTTAATAGAAGAATATCAACATCTTGAATCGCCAATTAAAAATCTTAATATCTATATGCAAGATGATTTCTATTCTGAATTAAATGTAGATGAAAATATTTACAAAGGACTTTCTGAAAAAATTAAATCACCGATAGAAATAAAAAAGCCAGTTGTTTATATATTTGGAATTAAAATAAGTTGGTTTCCATATCTAGCCTTTAAATTTGAATATAAATAAAAAATATAATATCGGTATAATAATGATAGTAATCCCACCGGCTGTTGAATTAGAAGAATACTTTATGCGTCTTGCAAAAGCAACTTGGACAAAATATACTTATAATGAAGCTGATGGGGAAGATGAAATCAAGAAAAAACATAAAACACTTGTTATTTCATGCGACCTTGATATGCTTGAAGAGAAAGTTGCAGTTAAACTGCATTATAGATTTATAAGGGATACATTATATTGCTTTATAGAGGAAATAGGAAATTAGGGAAATTTTGCGGGCCTAAAACCAACCTTCTATATTACAAATAGGCTTGTAAGAGATTTACCTCAAGCCTCACCTTGGTCCTGTAGCTCAGTTGGTAGAGCGTGGTGCTTATACATTTATGTATAGAGAAAGCAACACAGTGCAAAGTTACGCTAAAGTCTCAAGATGAAATCTTGATTCTAGGGCGTTTCAAGAGATACGCCAAAGTCGCGGGTTCGACCCCCGCCTGGACCACATTTTTTTATGTGTATGATATTCATACAGTTAAAAAAATTCTATTTCTTGATCTTAACTTTTACCTTAAGATCCAAAGAACTCACTTGGCCTTCTATAACCGGTAAGGTCAAAGTGCCAACATGGGATTCAAAATCAATAACCTCCTTCTTGTATCCGCCTCCATTTATCCATTCAGTCATTAATTCCTGCACTTGACTATATGCATATGACTCTCTTGCAATACCTACCTCTGGTAGCTTTTTCAAGAGCGTAATTGTTTCCTTGAGTCTTTCAGCTTTTTCCTTCAGCATTCTAGTTAGAAGTTGTAGGATTCCTTAGGCACTCTTAGGAAAGATTACTGAATAAACACCGGACAACTGGAACCCAATGTGCAATAAGACAATTTTTAAGAAAATTAATCCAGAGCCTTTTTCTATTTCTGATTTACTGGCACCTCGTAAATAAGAGATTAGCATAACTGGTATAGTTGTTAAAACTCCCATAAATAAAGTTTCACCCAGGAAAAATTTAGGATTTTTCTGAATATATGCAGTATCATGAACTATGATGGATGAAACAAATAAAGTTGTAAATCCAAATGCTATACCAATAAGCATTGCATACTTTATAAATTTATAAACTCCAGAAGAAACATCTTCAATTATTGCCATTCTATATGGTCTAAACATTTATCACAGAATTCTATAAAGAGTAATGTGTGGAATCTGGTGTCGTATTGGTTTAAATAAGGATCCTCAAGACCCTGCACCATGGGTAAAGCAACTAGAAGCAAGAGGACCGGAAGGAACGCGTATTGTTAATTTGAATGATAAAGTTACAATGGCATTCACCAGGCTTGCAATTAATGGGCTCACTAATGCAGGAATGCAGCCATATACGAAGGGTCACCTAACTTGGATTTGTAATGGAGAGATCTATAATTCTAAGGAGCTAGAGGAGAGCCTTGGCCTGACAAATACTGGATCTGATTGCGAGTGCATTGGTGACCTCTATATGAGGCATCGTGATAATCTGGTTGCTTTTGCTAGAGCCTTGGATGGCGTATTTGCCATTGCACTTTATGATGCGGAGCGTGATAAGCTCATTGTCACACGAGACCCATTTGGTATCAGGCCTCTATTTATTGGATGCAGGCCAAATACCGAAATATCACTCGCAAATATAAATAATTCAGCAGTTCCAGTATTTCATTCTAAATTCAACACACTTGTTTTTGCATCTGAGTTAAAAGCTCTTGTTCCATATTTTGAATCAGTAATGGTATTTAATCCTGGAACAATACAGTGTTATGACGTAGCAGCAACAAGTATAGTTTATGATTTCAGATATCATAGTGTAGGCTGGATGACAAATCCGCAATTTAGACCATCTGAGCCATCTGGTTTTGTTGATGCATCGACTGCCCTACGGTTTGCGCTGGAGGAATCTGTCCGAAAGCGCCTTCTAACCGATAGACCTATTGCATGTCTTCTTAGTGGAGGACTAGATAGTAGCTTGATTGCCGCTCTCTTGCAAAATAATCTGAGAAATCTAAATAAATCCCCGCTGAAAACATTTTCCATCGGATTTGAAGGCTCCTCAGATTTGGCCCATGCCAGAATTGTGGCAGATTGGATTGGCTCAGATCATACTGAAATTAAAATGACTCCAGATGAATTCTTCAATGCAATACCAGAAGTAATCAAGGCGATTGAATCATATGATACTACTACCGTAAGAGCAAGCACTGGAAATTATTTAATTGCAAAGAAAATAAGAGAACTCACTGACTGCAAGGTTGTATTTAATGGAGATGGCTCAGATGAACTGTTTGGAGGTTATTTGTATTTTAATAACGCCCCAAATGAAGAGGCATTTCATTCTGAGACCGAGCGTCTTCTAGGTGATATTCATCTGTTTGATGTTCTACGTAGCGACCGTTCAATGAGTGCAAATGGTCTTGAGGCCAGAACTCCATTTCTAGATAAACAATTTGTCTCAGTAGTGCGTAGCATACATCCAAGATTCTTGAGACCAATAAAAGGCTCACAGATGGAGAAATTCATTTTGAGATCTGCATTTGATGATGGCATAACACTGCCTCCAGAAATTCTATGGAGACGCAAGGAGGCATTCAGTGATGGTGTTTCTAGTCCTGAAAAGGCATGGTTCCAGGAAATTCAGGAGCACGTTAAAGCATGTGTGCCCCAGGACTGGCAAATAAAGGCAACACTTTCTTATTCAATGCATATGACTCCAAGAACTGCTGAAGAATTTTATTACCGTTATTTATTTACTTTATCATACGGGCTCTCTGCATTACATATTGCGGTGCCATACAGATGGATGCCACAGTGGTGCCCTGAGACAACTGACCCTAGTGCAAGAACACTTCAGATGTATAATGAGACGTCAGATACGAGCGCATAAATTTGATTTACCATTACAGCTTCACACAGCTAACAATGGCAACATGTATTTCTAGAAGAGCATGTGCCGATAGGGACACACTTCGTCTTATAGATAAAGATGGACAGCCTGGGCGTCATATTTGGGTAGAATATAGATGCTCTAATAAAGTCATTGTAGAAGGTCTAGTTTGCAGAGATTGCGCATACAAGCTGCCGAAATACAAGTATCAGGCAAATGCAAAATGTGACCATGGAATTATAGGAGGGCCTTATCCAGCTGATAGTAAGCTATATGGTTCTGGATTTTATCTAAAGTTGATCAAGGAGGGATGGAAAATTCTAGAGGCAGATGAAAACAGGGCTAAGGCCGCAGTGGATAAAGCAAATAGTGAAATGGCTAAAAAGATGCTAGCTAAACCCAGCGTAGAAAAAGAGGCACCTGTGGTAGGCCAGGAGGCACCTGTGGTAGGCCAGGAGGCACCTGTGGTAGGCCAGGAGGCACCTGTGGTAGGACAAGAGGCACCTGTGGTAGGGCAGGAGGCACAGGTAATAGAACAGCCTGTAAGGCAAAAACGTGCATACAAGAAAAGAACACCAGAAGAAAAAGCCGCTAAAGCAGTTAAACCAGTGAAAGCTGTAGAAACTGCAAATGAAATAGATACTAAGAAATTAAAAACAATAAAGCGTGTAAAGTCATCAAGCCTCAAACTAGATATTCTACTACCAACTCCACCCCCTATTGAAGAGATTCCACATGATCCAAAATTCATCGAATCTATTTCTCCACCAATAAATATTGGCGAATTTGTGACTGTAAAAGTAAAGAAGATCAAGTGCCAGGCTAAGGACTATTACTACGATGCAAACTCTGGAAAACTCTATGGAATTTCAGTAAATGGTGTCGGTGGATACAAGGGGCGATATAACGTTGAAAAAGACATAGTAGATACCACATTTCCTGATTCTGATGTGGAGGAGGAAGTATAAACACAAGGCATTGTAAAATTTGACTATTTTTATTTTATATAAACTAGGCAAATGAGTATTTTAACTGCAGATGAACTCAAGAATATCTTAAAAGAAGTTCAGGCCGATGAAAAAATTCCACTATTAGAAATTGCCGAAGGATGGCTCCATTGGTTCAAGAAAAAAGGTGACCGTTATATTAAAGATGCTGCAAAACTCGGTTATACAGAAGTAACGCTAGACCTCCCAATTGAGATTGCACAGAGCTTTGATAGAAAATCGTTAATATTTATACAAAAAACTATGAAAGAACTCTTAGAGGGATGTTTCATAGGGTTTATCGAGGATGAATATGATGAAAAACCAATTTGCAGATTAATTATTTCATGGAAGTAAAAAATTGAATAGATTAATTTGCAAATTAAATGTATGGAGGTAATTCTTAAAAATGTGGCCGCGGCCCTATTAGCCTATTCCGCTCATTATAGTGCGACAAAGTTCTATAATTACGCATGTGTTCCAGATGGCTTTATGGGATATCTAAGTGGTCTGATTACAACAGGAAGTCCTGTCTGCCAAGCAGGTGTTCAGATTATTTCAAATACACAGGTGTCATACTCATCAATGATAATGATTGGTATCACACGTGTTCTAGTAGATATGGTTGCACCTGGCACCTTGAACGATATGATGCCAGATATACCAAATATACCAAAAGTTCTATAATTGTGAATTATAAATATATTTTTTGTAAGCTGCCATATATTCTTTATCGCTCATTATATGACATGACTTCCCATTTTTATAAATAGGCATTGGTGCTCCTTTATATTTTGAATCAGGGCGACTTAACATAAGATACTTTGGATTTGAAATATCAAATAATACAAATCGCATCGAGTCTGATTCTATTAAATCTGGAAATTTATAACCAAATGGTTTTATAATATAATAGAATGTTGTTAATTTTCCAATTTGATATTTTTCATTTGATCCTAATATATTTTCTCTACGATAAAAAATATCTGGAACTGGTAATCCAATTTGCGGATCATTCCGAAAAAGATATTTAGGCACTATTCTTAAATATGATGCATGAAGATAATGTGTTAATGGGGTTTGTTCAATCGGAAACCATCTCTGCCATTCTATTTTTTCAATTATAATTATATTTTTTAAATTATTACAAAATAATTCGCAATTTGGAATTTCAGATAAATATTCTTTTAGTTTTTTTAGTTTTTTATTATAATTTTCTTCATTTGCAATTTTTAAGAATTCAGAAATACGCAGCTGGATTTCTTCTGTAAGTTCAATCTGTTGTGTCATATGACCCAATTCAGCCGCATTAGCCCATTTTATATCTTCATCCTCCATTCTTACTGAGGCTAGCGAGTTTTATTTGTTGTAGAGGGTGAAAGTGAACGCGAGAATGTAGATGTTCCCGTTACCGAACGCGTGTAAGCCTGACTCGTTGGCAACATGGATTTTGTCTGAGTCAAGGTGGTAGAAGTGCTCTGGCTTTGACTTATAGTTCTTGTAATAGATACGGTAATACTAATAGTGAATGGCTGGGTTGTTGCAATTCCTGAAATCGTTCGTGTAAGTGATACGGTTGGAGAATTACAGGGAGACGCTGAGCGACTTAGAGTTACTGAAACAGTCTTAGTGAATGGCTGAGTTGTTGCAATGGACGACGGGCTGAAACTGAAAGGCATTGTTGTTGCAATTCCAGAGATACTTCTTGTTAGTGAGACGGTTGGTGAAGGACATGGTGATGGTGAACGTGTTAGAGAAACTGATGCTGTCTTAGTGAAAGGTTGAGTTGTTGCAATTCCAGAGCCAGATATTGTTAAGGAGGATGTTTGTGACAGTGTTAGGGTTACTGACATAGTATATGAAGGGCTTACTGTAAGAGTATTTAATTGAGAAGGAGCAATTGTAACTGCAGGACTGGGTGACATCGTAAATGGCTGAGTTGTGGGAATTCCTGAATTACTTCTGGTGATTGAGCCAGTGACTGAGTGAGTCAAGGAACGTGATACCGTTAATGAGAGTGTTCCTGATGTAGAACGAGATAGTGTAAGAGAATTTGTAAGAGATACAGACACCGTTGGTGAGCGGGTGAGTGTAACAGAGATAGTGTATGAGGGGCTCACTGTAGGAGTATTTAGCTGAGATTCTGGAACTGTTACTAGTGGACTTGTTGATCTCGTAAATGGCTGAGTCGTGGGAATTCCTGATGTAGTCAATGTTAAAGAAATAGTAGGAGTTGTGCATTGAGATGGCGATCGTGTAAGTGTAACTGTTACTGATTTAGTAAATGGTTGAGTCGTAGGGATTCCAGATGCAGTTATACTAATAGATTGTGTCAGAGATTTAGTATATGTTGAAGAAACGGTAGGTGTTGGAATAAGCGATTGCGACCTTGTCATAGTAACAGATAAAGTTCTAGTAAACGGAGGAGATGTTGGAATTGGGCTGAATGATATGGACAGCGTTGGAGTAAATGAATTACTTCGTGTAATAGATACTGATATAGTTCTAGTTACTGATATTGTTTGACACTGTGATATAGTTACAGTAGGGCTACGTGTTAGAGTTGGCGATTGTGTCATCGTCAGAGAATTAGTCTGAGTGAGTGAGTTTGTAAGTGTCGGTGAAAGTGTTAGTGATACACTCTTTGTATATGAGCCAGAAAGTGTGAGGGTAGGTGTTGGACTTGCGCTTGATTGCACTGAAACTGTATTTGTCAATGATCTAGTGAGAGTTCCAGACCTAGTAAGGGACACTGAAACAGTTGGGGTTAATGGGGCAGATGTGACAACTGGTGTGCTAGAACTTGTATACGTGCTAGATACAGATGCAATAGAAGGTGTGAAGGCTCCAGAATTAGTTTGAGCAGGAGACCCTGTGTAAGGGCTTGCTGTAATCGTTATCGTTACACTTGGGCTCATAGATTTTAGAGAGCTCTGTGTAATATAGGGACTACCTGTGTATTGCTGGGTCTGTGATACAGTAATTGTAGGGCTAGCTGTCATGGTAACAGTAGAGCTTGGTGTTGCCGAAGGAAGAGAAGATTGTGTAATAGTGAATAAAGATGAGCTTGTAAGAATTCCAGTAAATGACTTATATGAGCTACTTGTCATAAGGGCGGATGGTGACATTGTCCAAACACTTGAAGGACTTGCTTGTGTCGTTAGACTAGAAACAAGGGAGGTAGTCGCTTGATTACTAGGAGTTAGAAATGCAGATACAGATTGTCCACTTAGAGTAGCAACAGGGCTTCCAGATTGCGATATGGATGAACTTGGTGTTTGGACTCCTGAAGAGGATATAGTCTGTAAATTAGTTGGTGTCTGTAAACTAGATGCAGTTGAAAGCAAAGAAGGCGTTCCTTGAATACTTACTGTAAATGCAGCAGTTTCAGAAGGAACCGATGATATACTAATTACAGATGTTAGAGTATGCATTGAGCTGACCGATTGACTAATCATTGATGAACTAGTCATGGTGCCATAACTAGAGAGTGTAGGACCAACCGAAATGGTCACTTGACCAGATGCAGTTCCAAATAGACTAGTTGTTGCAGTGCCAATAACAGTAATGCTGCCACTTATTGTAGGGCTCACCGTGATTGTTGTAGTGGAGCTAGAGCTACTACTTCCTTGACCCGATGCACTAATCGTCAAGGTTCCAGAACTAGATTCGGTTGAAATCAATGTTGAAGACTGATAAGACGTAAATGAATTAATGACGGATAATGAAGGCATGGGTGTTTGAGTTGAATAAATAGTTATAGAATTTGTAATGGATCGTATAGAACTTCCTGTGCTTACAATGGTATATGTAGGTGTCTGAGATACTGTTGGTAAAATACTTAATGAAGGGCTGATAGACAATGTTGAAGAAGTAGTGCCACTTGAACTCAGAGACCAGTATGAACTATATGTGAAAGCATTCGAAGATGATGATGACAATGTCTGTGAAATAGATGAACTTCCTGATGCACTACTTTTAGAGCATGATGTCAATGACGCACTGGCCGAAGGAGATATACTGGAGCTAGCGGAATCTGAAAGAATTCCAGATGAACTTCCTGATAGAGAGCTTGCTGGCGTAGAGCTGACCGTGTCAGTATAAGAAATTGTTTTTATTCCAGAGGTTGTTAGAACAGGTGATCCAGTGGAGCATATTGTAGAGCTTACTGTGCCACGGGATGTCCGTGATCCAGAATTACTTTTAGTTCCAGAAGCCGACTTGGAAGGTGATGCAGAAACACTCGGTGAGCCAGAATCAGTAAATGTCTTCAGCGAAGTCCTAGATTGTGTTGAACTCCCAGATACACTTCTTGAACTTGAAACTGTGGAAGTCTGTGAAGAATTATGCGTGGATGTTGCCTGTGGAGTATGCGTGGAATTTACGGTTATAGTAAGAGAGCCTGATGCTGATGCAGAACCAGAGGACGAATATGAATCATGGGGGGAAGAAGTAACCGAATCTGAGAATGAAGACGATGAACTATATGAATTAGTCTGAGAAGATGAAACGGATGGTAAATTACTCATAGTTTGAACGACGGAGGTTGACGGTTGTTGTGTTAGACTGACAGTAAGAGTAGGTGTCCAAGTGTTTGTTACAGTCTGCCTAATAAAGGTAAATGTTTGTGAAGGAGTTGAACTAAGTGACTGACTCTTTGTTTGACATGAAGTTGCCGACGCGGTTGTGCTTAAACTATATGTAGGACACGTACTAGGAGTCTTAGATTCAGCCATAGAGCGTGTCTGAGATGCAGATATAGCTGGGCTCACTGAATTCTTTAATGAGCCACTAATTGTTGGACTAGCAGATGAAGTTTTGGATTGAGAAACAGAGCCTGAAAGTGTAGTAGAAGTCGTAGAAGTCTTTGACTGTGATGAACTCCCAGAAAATGTTGAAGTCCCTGAATTAGTTTTAGTCTGAGCTCCACTTCGAGTAACAGACGGGCTATATGTTATTGTCCCAGTAAATGACGGGCATACAGATGGCCCTGGTGCCGCAGAAACAGTCGGTGAAACAGTGAGCGTAGAAGACTCTGTTTTGGAAACACGTAATGAACCAGAAACAGAAGAAGTTGCAGTGGATGTTTTAGTTATAAGACTAGTAAGGGTTGAAGTAGAACTCGTAGTTGGAGAACCTGTGTTTTTGATAGTCTGAGTCGGGCTCATGGAATCCTTGAGAGTCAGTGTGATCTTTGGAGATACAGTTGAACATGGGCTTGTTGTTGAAGTCTTACTTCCCATTAGGGTTTTGGTATTAGTTCTTGTGACTGCAATGCTCGCTGAAGAAGTTCCAGTTGCCGTCTGGGATCTTGTTAGGGCTGCAGAGCGTGAGAGAGTTGGAGACCCCGTTGGCGTCTTTGACTGTGTAATTGATTTAGTTCCACTTGAAGAGCCAGTCGATGTCTTGGAAGAAGTTATAGAGCTTGTCCCTGTCCTTGTGCCTAGAAGGGTTTTGGTTGCAAGCTCAGACCTTGAGAATGATGGAGATGCCGATGAAGTCCTCGTGCCTTTGCCTGTTAGAGTTCCACATGCACTACCAGTTGAAGTCTTGGATTGTGCAGTTGTCCTTGAAATTGTTGGGCTAGCGCTTGATGTTCTTGTTTGAGTAGTTGAACCACTAACTGTTTTAGAAGCAGTCGTAGTTTTAGTAGACGTAATACTCCCCGTATTCGTCTTTGAACTCATCCCTGTCAGAGTTCCAATCGAGCTTGCACTACTAGTCTTTGATGCTGCAGCCGTTTGAGTTAATAGCATTGTGGGCTTCATTGTTTGCGAGGTAATTAGTGATGATGTGACGAGTGCACTCATCTTCGCCGAATATGTGGAAGTTGTAGTTTTCGTAGATGTCTTTGACATCGTGCTAGTGGCAGTTGGAGCAATGCCTAAATTACGACCAATATTAAATTCTTCTAGGCCTGGAGGTATAGTAGCCACCAGGCCTATTGATAATAACATAATTAGCCATTTCATACCTATCTATTATATATGAAACAATTCATTTTTTATATAGCAGCATTCAGTGCAGACCAAGATATAGGAAACTGTGTTTCCAGTAATTTACTTAGCTGTTCAGCATATAGACGTATTTCATGTTGAGCATCTGGACTTAGGCGTAGCTTGCATAAGCGTGCATATGCGTATAAGGAAGCAGTCTCAATAAACTCTGTATGCATTGATTGCGGTAAAATCATTCTAGCAACCTCGGGGGCAACATCAGCTGCTAGCAATGCATTATAAGTTTCTACTGCCGTCTTAGTCAAATCATCCATGCAGCTTTTAGCATATTCAGCCTTATCCGTTGGCGTGGCCTTAGAACCCTGCTTTAACTTGGGATCTCTGGCCCTAATAGACTCCAGTTCTGGTAAATAACACTCTGGCTCAGAATCCACGTAACGCCTACTAACTTCATTGCGCGCAAATCCAACCGTATGCCTATACCACTCACGAGCAACAAAGATTGGCATCTTAATTCTGAGCCTGACTTGGGGATGAAAAAAAGGACTCACATGATTATGCTTAGCCAAATAATTAATGAGTTTCTTATCGGCTTCAACTAGTTCCTTAGACTCCTTAGAAAAACTAACACGCGCTGCATTCACTACCGTCAAATCATCGCCAAAAGTTCCAAGAAGCTCAATCGACCCTGAACCATCAGAAAGAACCTTGGGCATTCTATCTAGAGATGCATGACGTGGTTTAGGTTAGTTTTTATTAAAAATTGAAGCCCATGGAGGCCATAGTGTAAGCTACCCCTAATGGAATGCAGGATGTGCTATACTTACATATATGATACAATCGAGCAACCATATCATATGAGTCATCGTTTATTTAATAAGTCAATTGGTGATAGAGCCTCAATTTGTAAGCTAGCCGATGCATTTATCAAGGTTCTTTATAAAATAGATATATTGGAGCTTCTTACAAAATGCAATCAGAATTTACCTCTACCAGAGTTTTCCGATGAAATCACATATACAAACTGGCTATGGTCAAAAATTCAGCTTGAATATCCAGAGTTATTTCCTAAATTTTACGAAGAAATTCAGGAAATCACTGATAAGATAGAATTTGTGAAACATAAGTTTCGTATTATTCTTGGAAATTTATTTAGTATTCATAGAGATCATACTGTAAAACAGTTTTACATAGAAAAATCAGTAGGACCAGTTCCGTTTCATGAACTTGTCATAATTAGAATTAAGGCAAATCTACCTATACCTGAATATAAGTCTGAGAAGTATGGAAGAGAAGATATTTATTGTTAGCATTCAAACAATGGGTTCCAGAGCATTTGAGAATTTTAGAGTAGCATTAGTTCTATGAAATTCTTTTGTTAGCTGCCATGCCTCTTCAACTGGAGGCAACAAATTTTCCGTATCCTCTAGGAGCTCAGGCTTAGGAAATCCATTGAATTCAGAAGCCGTTGCCGAGGTATAAGCTCCCATCAATGGGAAATAGAGCCAGTCCCCAACTTCTAATTCCTCCATCGGTCCCTTTGCAATTACATCAAGGCTGTCACATGTGCGGCCGAATAATATAGCCTCCTTCACAGGTCGCTCACTGTGGCCTTGAGGAATTCGCACGAATGCAGGTTTCTGATGGTCAAAGGGAATGCAGGAGAAGTGTCCATAGAGTGACTCATCAATAACATATCTGAGACCATTTGGTCCTTTTTTCTTCGCAATAACTTTCACAAATAGGTCTTGGCTAGGATGGGCAAAGAATCGTCCTGGCTCGGCAATCATAATACGATTTTTTGGCACATTTTTCAGTGCCTCCTGAATTACATTCGCTGTTTTAGCAAATGCGCTAGGGTCTGAGGAGAATCCTCCACCAATATCAACTGTCTTCGGATAATGTCCATATTTTCTTAAAATTGTAAATGCTGTTCCTGCCGCATATTCAATGGCATCCTTATATTGCAAGGGGTTCTCACATCCTGAGCCAACGTGAAATGATATACCAGTCAATGGAATCAAGGAGGTCCTTGCAATCTGATCAAGCTCCTTTTCAGTGGCACCGAATTTAGCTGAGAAAGGCATCTTGCTATCCTTGTCATTCACGGCAATTCTGACAAAGGCATCGCCCTTCCATTCACACTTTAGCAACTTATCACATTCCTCTACAGAATCAACCACTGTAGTCTTAATATTATGCGTTCCAATTACTCCAATATCTTTGTCAGATTTTAGAGGGTGTGCGTATAAGATTTCGGGAATAGTTATATCATAGGCAATCTTACATGTCCTAACATCATGAACTTCCCTCAGACTGGCACAATCGAAGTTTGCACCCTTGTCGATGAGAGTCTTAAGAAGAAATGGTTCAGGATTACACTTCACAGCGTAATAAGGTGAAATTGTAGGGAGTGCCTTGGCCCACATGAGCCATTGTGTCTCAATGCGTGACTTACTAAGAACAGCTATAGATCCATGCGCCTTGGGAAAGGATGATACAAGTTGCCGGAGGTTTTTCAGCGTGGTATCAATATTATGTGTTGTGAAAAAAGTTTTCATCAATTTTTTTAGAACTAAAAGCATTTATCTTAAAACGTTTAGGCGATAATAATGATTTTCAATAACATCTTGAGGAAGCCATATTTTCCGTCCATTTATTGTTGCAGCATACATCCCCCGTGGCTCAATATTTTCAGGATCTCCAATTATCCTATTTCCTGAAACTATCCCTCCATCAATTCCCACTGAGCCACAAGAGCACATCTTAAAATTATATGTATACTTGCTTTCAATAGTATCTCTGCACAGCTTACAGAATATGGCATGTCTTACTTGATAATAAATTACACCACCATATCGCAATGATGGCATGAGTGTCTTTAGTGATACTAGGGTTTTAATTTTTAGACTTACACACTTAAATTTGAAATGCAGTAGAATTGTAGGTTGATATAATAGAATGAGTAATAAGTATGCTCCGCCTAGCACTCTTTTAAAATCCCGTGAAAATTTACAAGAAATCTGTAAAAATAAGACAGGAATTAAGAAATATGAAATATTTGATATAGTTATTAATTATGTTTGGTTAAAAATACTGCCAATTCTTACAGGAACCGTAGAAACAAAAACACAATGTATTATCAATCTACGCGAACTTCAGGGACATATAAGTCAATTAGTTACAGAGTCATTTATAATAGATATAATTGAAGTTCTAAAAAAGGAATATCCAGGAGTTGATTTTACATATAAAGAAACTGCTGGGTATGATGGGACTATACTAGAACGAATAATTATTATGGATTGGTCATAGAATATATGTAAACTATATAAACTATCTAAGTTTTACAAGGTGTTATACCAATCATTTTCAAAAATGCCGTATTAACTCCAAAAGCGTAATGCAGAACTTCACCTCCCACAAACCATCCAATCATTGAATATAGAAACGAAATATTAAATAACCAGGCGGTCAAAAGAGCAGCTACAACTGTAGCAATCGTGTCATTCAGCGCAAGGCCCATAAATCTCTGAGCATGGACTCCTTGACCTGGAATTCCTAAGGCATTCGCATAAGGACAAGGCATCTCTACTTAACTTGTATAAACTCATTAGGCCTATAACGATAATTTGTATAATAGAGAAATATAAGAAATGCAGCAGGTATAATCCATAAAAAAGAGGAGGCTATGCCATTTGGATCTTGAAGTTGAACTTGAATAGTGGTATTTAGCATCTTCACTTTGAATGAGGTTTCTCTTTATACATGTGAGACCATTCCGGTCTATACGATGTCTCCAGAAGCTGAATTGCTAAGAGATGCAATTCTTTCTCTTTTGGTGAAAGCTTCTTCACAAAACTCTCCTCATCTTTTGTTAGGATATGAGTTTTTGGCAACGCGCTCATATCCATGTTTATATAACTTGATATAAAAAATAATGGAACTCATTTTTTATAGCAACTTAAAGTAAGATGGATGCAATTCTCAGGCTCAAGACCACCGATGAAATGATGAAAATCCTGGTGTCAAAGGGTAAGCCACTTAAATCTTTTAAGAAAGGTGATACAATTAAGGTGTGGAATAAAATGCGTAAAGGATACAGTTATACCTTAGAAGAATCACCTGGTGAAGGTTTCGCAGCAGATTTCAAGCCATATGCCAATCCTGGAGAAATTTTAGCAGGAGGGGCATTTGAAGGCAAGTATCTGAATGACTGTCTTCTGGAATTTCCTGCAGAATGGTTTATCAATGCAATTCAACTGAATGCCTTGCGTCCTAGCGCCCCAGATGTTTCCGTAAATCTCTTTGGAGTAGATTCACGGCAACCTCTTTCTTTCTGGACTAAATCTGGATGGCTGCCAGGGGGTAGCCATAAGGGACAACATCCCGAACTCTCAGATGCAAAAATAAACCCAGATGAACGCGGATGGTTTCAATGGTATTGCCGTTATTGGATGGGACGCCGAATTCCAGTGCTAGACCGAGTTCAGATTTCTCGCTGGAAAGCATTTACTCGCCACTCTGGTCAGATTAAGGCGAATTGTAAACCAGGAGATTTAGAGTGCAGGCCCAGACAGAGACAAGGGATTTTCCAGTGGGCACATAATCCTTTTCTTTAATAGATGAGTGAGTTACCACCTTTGCCTGCTAGTCCCCTGGTTATTGGACGTCCTATGAATTCAGGAATTGATATAT